GAAAATAACAGAATAGGCTTGATCTTTTCAGATCAGTTGAGAGTCAATTGACTTTTAGGGGTAGTGGTGGGTAAAAAAATTTAGTGGTATAAACTTTATATTAGGTTATCGTTTAATTTACATAAGTTATGGTAAATGAGATGAAAACAAATAAGAAAAATATACTATGATTATACTTTTTTTAAAAAGACTAAGTATAGTTAAGTTCTGGAGGTGTGAAATTGATTAACAGTCAACTGCTCTACCAACTGAGCTACCGAGGAATATCAAAAGTGTTTATACATATAGCCGAATTGAATCGCAAGATTTTTTTCGGCTCTTTTTTTGTATCTGTACTATTCGTTTTATGGGGAAAAAATAATTTTAATTACAAAAGTTATACCAAAATTATACCGAATCGTTTCTCACAATTTCATATTTTTTTTATATTACACAAACCCAAGTGTAAAATGATTGCAATATATGGTCAATTGACTGTTGCAATCTAGTTAATCTCAGCTATAACTAATGTAATACTAAACGTCAACTAACGTAGGAGAGAGAATATGTTAAATAACTGTGTAATATGTAGAAATGACTTTGAGGGTTTAGGTAACAATCCACACCCTGTAAGTTTGTATGGTGAGTGTTGTAAAAACTGTGATGATGCAAAAGTTATCCCAGCTAGAATGTTGCAACTTCATTATGAAAAAAAGTACCAATCAAAAGACTTGGCTGAATTTATAATTAGAAATTTAATACACTCAGGTTGGACTCCAGAAAAAAGTATCAAGATGTTGCAAGATAATAGGAATGAAAAAACGACTGCATTACTAAAATCTAGTAACTTGCTTGACCGAATAGACTCAATTAATGAAAAAAAATATTATGGTGCTGACAATGTTTTAACCAACAGAGGAGGTGCATAATGTCTAAAGAAAAACTACAATATAATAATATCACACCAGTACAAGTTGGAGGTCAAACCAAGTATCGTTTCAGTTACAAAGGTGCTGATAATAAGATTAAGTATATCACTAGAAAAAAAAGGAAAGACCTCACACCAGAAGTGGTTAAAAAAGTTGAAACTAATGGTTTTAAAATTACTGATTTTAACTATTGGAGTATAGATGAAGCTCACCAACTATGGCATGATCGTCAGCTTTATTTAGAAGATCAATATGGCAAACCATCTAAAAGTTGTATCAGGGATTATAATAGCTTTGCTACCTTTCACATCTTGCCATACTTTTATAACCAGGATGCCAGGTTAATTAACAAAGATTCAGTAAAATTCTTTGTTAAATACTTGGAGAATAAGAAAACAATTAATCCTAAAACACTATCTAAAGTGTTTAATGTTTTAAGTGCTATCTTAGATGAGTCTGCTGCTAGGGAAAAAATAGCTAGAAATGTATGTAAGGATTTAGATTATCTTAAACATATTGTGATACCGGAGAAACAACTCAACAAACTTGATTTTAATGAATGGTCATTGGATAGAGTTATTGAGCTTACTAATCATATAGATAAAAAAGATATAAGGTTAATGTTTCATATCATGTTGCAGACTGCTGCTAGACCAAGTGAGATTAGAGGTTTAAATAAATCGCATTTAAAATTTAAATCCAATCAACCTTATATTAGTATTACTCATGCAGTTAAAAGAGATGGTTCTCTTGGTACACCTAAGACTAAAGGTGGCACTAGAGATTTAGTTATCTCAACTGGTCTTAAAGATAAGATTGAAGAACACATCAGTAAATTACCAGCTAACCAGGAAAGCTTATTCCTTAATGGCTTGGGTAATTATATGCGTTTAGAAACTCTTATAAGAGCCTTAGACAGGGCAACAAAGAGTTTTGGGGTAGAACTACCCATCAAAAGAAAGTGTTACTTTTATAGGCACTACATGGCCACATACTGGGCTAAGGAGAAGAAGTACACAGATCCACAAGACTTGGCCAATGCTCTTGGAGATAAGGATGTAAATTTTGTGAATAGAACTTACATCAAGCCTTATGCTAATACTGAAATGGAAAAGGAAAAAAGCGATTGGTTAAACAATCAGTTTAAGGATTAGTATTAGAAAAAAAACTTGGTACAAACATTAAAAAAAAACACATATATATATATGAGCAAACAAGAACTAATATTTAAACTGATAAAAGTTTGTAGTCAAATTGATACTAAAAATGACACTCCAACTGATCAAGATTGTCATTATTCTTATGTTCAAGCTAAAGCTATGAATATGTTGACCAACAAACAAATTATTAAGTTGTTAAAAGATAATAAGAAATTATTAAAATAATTACTTATCCCAATACTTATTGTAGTTCTCTGTGTTATAGGGAACTACTTCCCAAACATCTTTTCTTTTAAAACTTCTTTTAGCAAAGTGTAAAGCATCTTCCTCATTACCAAATACTTGATTGCTAAATAAAATAAATTCATTGTTCTTTTTAAAAATTACAAAATACATTATTTATATGGGTAGCCTAAATTCCAAAGCACTAAACTTTTTCTAGTGCCTTTAGTGATTGGTGTTATTTGATGCCAAATGAATGAGGGAAAAACTACTAGAGATCCTTTATCTAATATTTGATCGCAACTAATAACCTTTTGCTCATAAGGTGTACTTGTATAAAATTCTAACCTACCACCCTCATAATCCTCTGGATCAGACAGGCTAACAGTCACAGAAAGCTTTCGTACCTTGCCTTGCCAATCCTTGCCAAACCTCTCACCATAGGGCTTATCAAGCTGGTCTATGTGCCACTTATAGTATTGTCCTTTTTCATATTCTGTGAATTGTGCTTTTTCAGTATAATCCCATTGTAAGTTCCAACCACAATCTTGGTTAGCTTTATCTATATAAGGTTTAAGAGTTTCGTTTATCCAGGACTCATTTAACCAAGTAATATTAGATATTCTTTTTGTGGAGTCTTTATTAGATACAGATGCTTTATTTTTGTTTTGACTATTAGCCTGGCTAATTATTTTATTACAAAATTCTATTGGCAAACCTTTTTTAAATACACAATATTGATTATTAAAATTCATATTTTAAAGAGGGTAGGAAGATGACTAATAAACCTACCCTCTATACACTAACTAAAATGGGTGGTTACAAAGCACCCACAATCACTTACACCATTAAGAAATAATGATGTAATAAGCACTTATTAAAGCTCAGATGATAGGGAGCAATCTCTATCTTTAGAACTATTAATTGGTGGCTCATATTGACCAACTAATTTTTTTTCAACATCTTTAAAAAAGATTTGTTTAATTGATGGATATAATCTTAATTGATAGATGTTAGTAAATTGCTCAATCTCTATATTAAAAAAACAACACACTTGAAATGTCTTATAAAGACTCAATGTATTTTTCCCATGTTCAAATTTTTGAATCTGTTGGAAGCTGCAATCTAATACTTTAGATAATTGCATTTGAGTGCATGGTTTATTAACCTTAACTGAGTTTAAAATGTTTCCATCTTTATCGTATTGTAATTTTTCTATTTGCCTGGAAGCTCTGGCTTGTTTTAATCTTTTACCAATCTCAATATCTATTTCTTTTTGAAGTTCACTTTTGATCGCTGATTTATATGGTCTTGTCATTTCTCTCTCCTTTAATTTGGGCAGACTCCTAGCCTAGAGTATTTTACAACTTTTAAGTTAGTTAGTAATTAAAGTTGAGTGTACTTGAAAGTAGCATCGCCATTTTCTACACCAACAATTTGTCTGTAAGTTTTGATATACTTTTTAAAAGCTTTCAAACTATGCACACATTGTCTAGTTCCAACCTTAGCTGGTAACATAATTTCTGCATGATACTTTTTAAGCTTCTCATATCTTCTTAACAGACTATTACTCCTTGCCATCCTGATCTGTCCTATTGTTAAGTTTAATCACAGATTTTTCTAATTTAATTTCTGTGACTTTAAGCTCAGCATTATCGCTGACATCTGATTTTGCAGCTATCTCTGCATTATCAAATTCTTCTTTAGTTTGAAAACTTGCTTCAAAAAAACTTTCTTTAGTAACCTTGCTCATCTTCTAAACTCCATTGTTGAATACTCTCTGTTAAAACTTAGATTAGGGATCTGACTAATTTGTTTTTTAGATAATCTAATTTTACGATGAGCTGCTAAACCTTTTGATATTAAACCAAGCTTAAATAGTTCAGCACATATTGCACCAGCTCTGGCTCTACTGAATCCAAATTTTTCAGCTATCTCTTTATAGGTTGGACTGTATTTATATTGTTTAATAAATGTTGATATAAAATCTAAGCAATCGTATTTAATCTTGCTTAAATATATATGACCATTTTCTTTATTATTTTCCATCATTATCCTTATTAAATAAATTGGTAACATTAGGTTTAGAAACATAGTCAGGTGTTTTAGGTTCAGCATTTTCTAATTCCTGTAAGTGCAATCCCAATTTGTTTAAGTACCAATCAGCTTTACTTACATCCATTAAACAAGCTTGAACTGTGCTTCCTGATTTCAAACCAAACCTCATTGTGTACTTCAAAATTTGGCTACGCAAGAAGCCGACTACCTCTGCTGGAGATAGTTGGCTTACAATTGCATCATAAGTTTCAATACTTTTTTTGTAATGATCTGGGTTTGAACTTTCAGCCATTAAAAGGGTGCATCCTCTTTTTTAAAGGGTTCAGAAATTTTACCACTCATATCTGGTTGTGTTTCTTTTTGTTTATCAAGCTGCATCCACATGGCACATTTTTTAGTGTTACCATCCATTGTGACTTGACCCTCAAAGTGAGGATATTTTTTACCAGCAATATCAGTTTCTTTTGGTTTTCTTTTCCACAAACTTATTTGATTATCAAACTCTGCCATTGTTATTCCCTTGTTGTTTTTGTATTTGTGATTTTAGTTTTGTGTATTCTGTATCAACTCTTATGTCCTCAATAGGATCAGACTTGATTTGTTTTAATTCAGATTCAAATTCTTTCATCTGTATCTGAATATTATTTTCAAACTTGTTTGGTGATGCTGAAAGTTTTGCAACATTTTTTAATTTGGCAATCCAATCGTTAGCTAATTTTGTTGTATCAACTTTAGGTATAGGTTTAACAATTGGTGCAGCACTTACAGTAGGTGCTTTAAAAGGTTTAGCTTTATAACCATCCTCATTGTCCAAACCAGTTTCTAAATTAAGTGCATTTAAGAAAGCATACTTTCTGGAGTATGACATAGCATTACCAGTTCCATACTTATCGGTGTTGCCAAATGCTGAACAACCTTGAATTAAAACAAATTCTTTTGAAGTGGTGTCATGGATAGTCATTTCACATTTAATAAAAACATACTTGTCGGTTACTGTGTTTTCGTAATTACATATTGGATATAAGCCATGTTTGTTTAGAGCTTCCATAGCTACCTTTTGAACTGAGTCATGCATCAAGGGTTGGAATGGCATCCCACTTTTTTTAGGTGCTTTAATTACCTTGTCTGCTTCTTGACTTGCCTTACTTAATTTCTCATAAATATTACTCATTGTTCTCTCCTGGTTTTCTGATTGCTTTTTGTAAAATTTCTTTTTGTTTTTGTAATTGAGATATTTTTTCTGAGAGTTCACCATTTAATTTTTGATGACCTTGATCTACTTCCTCAATTCTTTTTACTTCATCCTCAAGCTTCTCAATCACATTTTCCTGGTTTAAAAGTTTTGCATTTTTAAAAACTAATTTTTCAATTAGCTCAGATTTAGGAAGTGTTTGGTAGTGATCTACTAAGCCTTTAAAATCCATAGTAACCTCTGAATCTTTTAACAACATCTGGATCAGTACCTTTCCACCAGAAACCATTTTTTCGTATTTCACTAAAGTCAGGCTTACAAAGAAGTGCTAAAGTTTCTATGTTGCCATCTGCTAATTCTAATTTCTTTTCCCAACATTGTTGGTAGAGAACTAACTCATTATAATAATGTTCCAGGCTATCTGGTCTTAACTCAGTACAATTTTCTGGAGTAAATATTTTTCTATCGCTGTGACTTGCATAAGTTAGGAATGGTTTAAGTTTTGGTAAAAGCTTTTGGTATAGTGCAATTTGTAAGCAGTCAGAATGAAATGGAACTACTGGAACTTTTGGCTTTGAATAACTATAACCAGCCTTAGTTGGTGTAGCTCTACCAAATACATTTTTAATATCTCCAAAATGTGTTTCACCTATAAGATCAACATAAGATAAGAAGTAAGTTTTAATTCTATCATCCCAATGTGTGTATTCAAATTCAGCTTCCCATTTTTGTTTAGGTAATTCATTAATATTATCTAAATGATTTTGTGAAGTTTGAATTAAATTTTCTACAATAAAATTAAATTTGATTTGATCTTTTTCATCTAATGAAGAATAATTTTTTATTCTGTCTTGAACTTCTTTTGAATTTAATGCTTCCTCTAAAGTTTTATTTTGTGTGTAATGTATTTGCACAACTTGGTGTGCTAAAGTTCCACCCTCAAATGAACAGTTCTTAGGCATATTCATTTTTTCTTTTGGAGTCATTACAACATAATTTCTAAATCGTATGTCGTCTGGAATTGTGTTCTGAGATTTTGAAGTGTGCTTTAAACCAAACTTAGTGTAGCAATCACCAATTTTTCTGATTCGTTTCTCCATACATAGTATCTATACTATGTAATGCTCAATGCAACTTAATTAGCACTCAATGTTAAATGGATTAATAATCCCAATAATCAGGATAGAGTTCTGTTTCAAATCTTGAAGTCCAAGATGGAGAAATATCAGTAGCAATATTTGGCAAATTAATTTTACCAGTTGACCATGATCTATCTTGAATATCATAACGACCTTTACTATTAGGCTGTAGAAAACCTATGTAAATTTCTTTGGTTTTTTTACATTGGCAGATTCCAAATCTACTATCTGCTGCTGTATAAATGTGATTTCTAGGTTTATAAATTCTAATCAAACCATTAGAGGTTGGAGTTTTAGTTATGATACCATGACAACCACTATACCTAACTGGAACTGCACATTTTTTAACTTCTTTTTTTGGAAACAAATTAATCTGTCCATCGTCAAAAGCTCCACCAACAATATCAATATAAGCTGATGATCCCATGAAATAAGTTGGTGCAATAAATGGATCTCCATTAATTCTAAAGTCATTAAAATATTTAGACAAAGCAGCAGCTAATTCTGGTGCATCAAAATAACTTGGAGCATCAGGATCTTTATTAACTAATCTTGAGATTTTAACTCTCATGTTAGCTTGTTCTTTTTTGGGATAGGTAGCTCTAATAAAATCGTCAGTAGTTTTTTTGTATCTTTTTTTAAGAAACTCTAAACCCTCTTTTCTGAAACCATGTCTGTTATTTGTCATACTATCTTTGGTCTTGTACAGCAGATCAAATTGTTTTGTAGCTTTAATATTGTTCATAGCTTGACGTTATACTGACTTGATAGTGGTTGCAAACATTATTATCTCTGGTTATTAATTGTGTTAGCGATTCATTTGTAAAATTAATTGGTGGATCTCTGGACTATATGAGAGAAAACACAGATAAAATAAAGGTTTTTGTAGTTAATTTAAGGGAAATAGTTTCTCTAGTAGTTTCCTATATACAAAAATCATTATTAATTAAAACAGTTCACAATAGTTTTAACAACCTTTTTTATTGTAAGTGTAGCACCATATTTAGTGCCAGAAACGAATCACCT